ACTGAGCAAGCTAAATACAATAAATGTTTATAGTAATCCGGTAAAGAATGCAAGGCTTCAAAGCCTGCTTTTATATGTGGTGTCCAACTAGGCACGAAGACTGCTACGGCTGGCGCCAGTAGGCAAATTAAAATTAGTTCGTCTTTCCACGATCCTTTCATTTGATCCACAGCTGCTGCTTCCCACTTTATTTTACCTGCTGCTATATCTTCTTGTTTTTTCTTTTCTGCCTTAATTTTTGCAATCTTAACTTCGCCATTTAATTTTTTTGTTTCTACGAAGCCTTTGATTCCATCAACGGCAACACCTAATAAAGGTTTAGCTAGTAATTGCCACATTATACATCTACTCCTTCGATCACGCCTTCAGCAAATGGTGTTACTAAAGCAGCACCTGGATTTGCTACGCGATCTGATAATTCTTCTCCATATATCATTTCTCTATCCATAAATCCAGTAGGATCTAACTCTGACAATGCTTTTTGTTGCCAGAATTTAGGATCTTTTATACCTAATGTTTCTATTCCTATTGGCTCTCCTAAATAAGAATCATAGTTAAAACTGCCATACCAATTTTCATCCATAGATCTCCAATAATCTTTTGCTGCATCGTTTAAATAATTCATAATACCAGTTCCACTATAATCTTCACCTGGTCTTATACCACCAGGATCAAAAGCTGAATTCCAAATGTCATCTGTCATAACATGTCCAAAACCTGACAAAATCATGTTACCATTCTTATCGTATAACGGATTACCAAATTGATCTTGTGGATATAATCCACTTATTCCAAGGTTATCTAAAAACGTTAATTTTTGAAAATCATTTACTGGTATATCTCCACTAAATGCATCTCTATTATACAAATCGTCATTTATTGTTGGATCTTGTGATATGTAAGAATCAAAAAGACCATATTGTCCTTGTCCAGTTAAAAGTTCATCAATTGCTTTTCTTAATTCAAAACTAGAATCTCCACCATAACTATCATATTCAAGTGTGTCTGAAATTGTTCCTGGTTCTAAACCAAGTTTATCTTCAAGATTTGTAGCTAATTGTGGATTATTTGCAAAAGCTGTTACAGCAGTATCTAATAATTTGTTTTTGTATTTTTCTTTTGCCTCTGCAGCTGATTTTTGTTGTGCAGCTTGTTTTTTATCTTCAAAATTAAAAAAATCAGTTGTCTGGTTATTTGTTTGGTTATTTGTTTGATTATTTGTTTGATTATTTGTTTGATTATTAACATCTGTGTTAGGAGGTATCGTTATACCACTACCAGCAAACCCACCAGTAGTTCCTGTTGTTGATCCAACGTTAACGTTAAATGGATCAGTCTGTTGGTTGTATATGTCAGTATGTGGATTTACCACTTTTAATCCTGAAATCGTCTTAAATAATCGAGGTAATAAGGTCTACCTTTTTCAAAAAATGGTGTGTTAGGACTTAAATAAGGATCAAACATAGCAACATTTCCATAATTAAATTGAGGATTCATTGTATTTTTCATTGCCTTACCTTCAAAAAATTCATCACCACCTACAAATGTATCTGGCTCATCCATAAAAGTAAATTCTTTCATAGCGTTACCAATTGGTGATCCACCTTCTTCTTCGCTTTGTGCTTTTTGTGCTTCCGCTAAAAATGCTCTACCTATTGATGAAGATCCTAATCCTGACATAAAATTATCCATGTTAAACCTTGGACTAGCTTCATCAAACATAGGTTGTTTGTAAGAATCAAAACCCTCTTTACCTAATGTATCATACCCTAATTGTCCTAATCCATAATTAATTCTACTGCTTATTTGTGCGTTTCGCATAGCAGTGTTAGCTGTGTCTCTGTACTGTCTTGCTAAATCTTGATCTGATGTTAGATCAGCAAGACGCATATATTTATCGTAAAATTCTTTGTCCTTATCTGTCATCATGGACATTCTAACATTATCAGTTAATGCATCACCTAGTATTTGTTTATTTTCCGATGCTTTAAGTATTGGATCTATAAACAATTCTTTGCCAGCTTTTGCTAGTGAACCATAAACGCCCATAATGCCTTCTTCAGCACCAGAATATATATCTCTTAATTTATCTCCTGCTTTGTCTGCAGCTTTTGTTATAAATGTTTTGCCTGTGTTACGGCCGTATGTGCTTCTAGTAGGACTAAATCTTCTGTTGTTTCTAAAATCACGTGCAGATCTTTTACCTCTTTGAAAAGCATCTCGAGCGTCTCCGGTGCCAGAAAATTGTCTAGCACCGGATAGACCAGCTCTGTAAGCGTCTCTTACGTCGTCTCTTGTAGTAAATTTTACCACTTAAGCACCTATCATTGAATTAAGCACTAAAAGCACTATGATTGCAACTATACCGGCTTTAATCCAGTCTTTCATGCCCCAATCACTCCACTCTTTTAGATGTGCCCATAAATCTTTTAATAAATTCATGTTACCTCCTAATGTATCGTTGGTTTGTCCACATAACGTGTTAGATCATCTATAAAAAAGCTATCTGCAACGCTAGCAAACACATGGGCCGTATCATCGGCACCAATAGTTTCAATATAAAGATTCCTTGTAACAGCCATTAGCGCACTTGCAATCAATAATTTATCCTCTTCAGTTTTAATCTCTAATCTTGCTGCTTTGTCTAAATTTTGCATAGCTCTACTAATTATCGTCAGTTTGTCGTCCATTATTACCTTTGTTTAATGTAGCAAGTTTTTCTGCACTTTGCAATCTACGATCTTCTCGCAAAGTTTCCATGTTTTCTTTTATGTCTTCAATAGTTTGTTTATCAGACTCTGCAACAGCTTTCAATCCTTCTTTAAAGACAACTTCTTCGCCTTTAGCTTTCATTTGATCTCTAGCAAGATCTAATTTCTCTGCTTCTATGCCAATGTTAGCCATAATCTTATTGTCTTCTTGCTCTTGTTTTGCTGCTAATTCAACTGCTCTTAAATCAATTTCTTGTTGTTTTAATCTTACAAGTGGATCTTGAGTCATGTTACCAGCTTTTTCTTGCTCTTGTTTTGCCATCTCTTTTATCATTTCTGCTTCTAATTCAGAAATACGGGATTCTTTGACACGCATAAATTCTTGTTGTGCTTGCTGTAACTGTTGTGCCATTTGTGGATTTTGTTGTGCTTGTTGTGCCATTTGTTGCATTTGCATGTTTTGTTCTTTCATTTCGTCTTCAACTTGCAATGCAGCTATCAATCCTATGTGTTCCATTACGTGCGCTTGCATCATAGCGTATAACTGTGGATTAATTTGCACCATACGCGTAAACATAAATTCTGCGTGTGTATCTATGTGTGCCTTATGATTTTGTTGTGGAAAAGCTTTTGGTTGTTGACCACGCATAGCAACAGAGTTTTCCATAGCAGGGCTCATAGGTTTTGGTTGTGATGGATCTGGTTTTAATAACGCATCTATATTGTCTACGTCTAATGCCTGGTATACTCTTCTGTATGCTTCACGTAAATTATGTAATGCAGGATTAGCCATTGCTAATTGCAATTGCTGTTGTGCCAACATAACACGTTGTGACATAGAAAATATATTTGGATTAGATACAGGTAATATATCTACACGTTCATCAAAATCAGTTTGTTTTATAAATCTGTTTCCACCTTTTACCATGTACGGATATTCTGGCGGTAAAAACAATTGTATACATTTTGCTAATAAATTAAATTCTGTTGCTTGTGCATAGTGCAATCTTTTGTGTATTGCACTCATGACTTTTGTGCCACGTTCTAATAATGCTAATGTTGTGCCAACAGGATTCTGTTGATTACCTTCGCCCATTTTCATGTCTGCAATTGCAGCAAATGATTTACCAGCATCGACACAGAAACCTAGTAATGCAAATAATACTTGCGAAGGTTCTTTGTAAGGCAATGGTAATAAAGATTCTTTTATAGATTGTCCTGTTACATCTACATCTCTAAATTCTCCTGGCTGTAAAGGTTGATCATGGTCACGTATACGCATGCCACGTGCTTTAAATCCTGCTGGTAGATTGGCAAGAGTACCTGCATCAATTAACTGTCGCAAAACACTTGTTGCAGTTCTTGACAATCCACCTAACATGTGGATCAAGCCAAATCCATAAAAGCCTAATCCGGGGAGGAATTTATAATGTGTAAAATAATCTACTCTAGATTTTGTTGGATCGTTTTCTGAGTAATTTCTTCTTATAGATAAAACAGTAGAAGAATGTCTGTCTATTGTAACAATGTATGGTAATTTAATACCACTTTCATCTTCAAAACCTGGAACGTCTGCGTCGACATGCATTTCTAATAATGTATGCTCATCATCGCCTGCGTTGTTGTCTGGTGATAAACCTTCTAGTTCATCTACCTTATCTGTTACGTCACTGTCTAAATCTACACTTCCTGATGTAATTGCTACATCTCT